GAGCTGAGCGCGCCGCGAGCCACCCGGCCCAGGTCCTCCGAGATCGGCACGATGCCGGCGCGGGCCGCCACCGGCCAGGCCGCCGAGCGGGCCTGCACCCGGCCGTTGAGCGGCGAGATGACGTAGGCGAAGCCTGCGGCGGCCATCACCCTGGTCGAGGCGGCCGCGGCGAAGGCGGCGATGGTGTTGGCGTCGGTGTCGTTCGGGACCTCGACGATGCCGCGGGCGTAGCGGTACTGGCCGACCGCGGTGGCCAGCAGCGAGTCGAGGGTGGCGAGCAGGGTCGCCGCGGCGGCCACGGTGGAGGCCGGGCCGACCACGTGGACGAAGCCCCAGGTGCGGGCGTCGGCCAGCGCCGCGTTCATGGCGTTGGTCAGGTCGGTGGTGGTGTACGACGCCGAGGTCGCCGTGCAGGTCCAGGTCTCGTTGATGACCTGGGTGCCGGTGAAGGTGAGCAGGACGCCGGTGTCGGGGATGACGTACTTGCCCGAGCCCACCGTGAGGATGTCACCCGACCAGGTCACGCCGCTGTCGAGGCTGTACTTGAAGGTGGCGGTGCCGAGCGCGCCGGCGGTGGTCACCTGGACGATGATCCCGTAGGCGTCGACCACCGAGGCGGTGGAGAGCGAGACGCCGTTGATGCCCGTGCCGGTGAAGGTCACCGTGCCGTCGGTGGCCAGGTCCCAGAGGTCGCCGACCACGTAGGTGCCGGCCGAGCAGCCGATGGTGACGAAGCTCGCGCCCGGCAGCATGACGGTGGCGGCCGAGGCGAAGGGCGCGCCGTAGGTGGCGCCGGCGTCGGTCGAGAGCTGCAGGGTGGCGACGCCAAGGGTGCCGCCCACGGCGCACTTCACCTTCAGCGCCTGGAAGGGCTTGGCGGTGATGGTGAGCGCCGAGGCGCCGCCCGAGACGGTCTTGGTGACCGCGCCCGGGACGCCGTAGGTGCTCGGGTTGACCGGGATGCCGTAGACCGGCCCGCCGCCCTGGAGGGCGAGCGCGGCGGACTCGACGAGCGGGCCGCCCTTGCCGAGCGCCTTCACGAGCGCGGTCGGGTCGCCGAAGCCCTGCAGCACGTTGATGGCTCCGAGCGGCGATGGGCCGATCTTGAGCTGGGTCTTGGCCGAGGACGGGGCCGAGAGGCCGAGAGCGCCGTCGATGAGGTTGATGCTGACGTCCGGGAGCTGGGCCATTGTTCACCTACCCGATGCGGATGGAGAGGACTTCGGCGACAGCCGCCTGCAGCTCGGCGTCGGTGACGAGTGAGTCGTCCTGCCAGCGCCGGTGCGCCTTCACGCCGGCGAGGACGTGAGCGGGCAGGTCGGCGACGGCGTGCTCGAGGCGGCGCCTGGCCGGCTCGAGCTGGACTTCGGTGGTCTCGACGTTCTTGGCCATGGGGCTCCTCAGGACTGCAGGGCGACGGTCTGCGGCAGGCTGGTGGCGACCCCGGTGGTGGCCGGCGCCTCGGTGACGGGGATCTCGAGGCTGAAGGTGAGGACGTAGGCGTTGCCGTGGGCCGTGTACGACGGGTCGGTCCAGCCGCCCGAGAGGATGGCCATCGACCCGAGCGCGGTGGCGTAGATGGCGCCCAGGAGGACGTTGATCATGGCCTCGGTCTCGTCGTAGGTGCGGCCCCAGAGGTGGGCCTGCATCTTGGCGACGCGGGTCATGAGCGGACGCGGGTTGGCCATCCCGGTGACCCGGGTGGCTCGGGCGCCCTGGAACTCGTCGTCGGGGCCGTAGGCGAAGATGACGCGGGGGGCGGCGTCCTCGTTGGAGACCTTCTCCTTGCCGACCTTCCAGGTGGTCCCGCCGGGCATGTAGGGCGTCGCGGCGGACTGGATGGCCGCGAGCACGGTGGAGGTGGCCATCAGGGCCTCCCCATCGAGTTGCGGACGGCCAGGTCGGCAGCCGCCTCGAGCGGCGGCCCCCAGATCGGCCCGACCTGGCCCTCCGGCATGAACTGGCGCTTCGGGATGGTGACCTGCTTGGCGAAGACGACCCCGCCGGTCTGGCCGCGGCCGTGGCCGCGCGGACGGGCGCCGCCAGCGCGGAAGCGGAGCGCCTTCCCCTTGGCCCGGATGGTGGCGCCGTACTGGTGCACCGGGGCGCCTGGGAAGGCCGTGGTGATGACGAAGCCGTCGGGGGTGACCTTGGGCGCCAGGGTGCTGCGCAGGTGCGTCCCGGTGTCGAGCAGGGGCTTCCCGGTGCGGCTGGTCAGCGGCGCCCAGGACTTGCCGTAGGGGTCTCGCGAGAGCCGGAAGCCGTCGTCGACCTGCTTCTCGGCCGCCTCGGCGACCACCCGGCAGACGTCGGTGCGCGCCGCGGCGGTGCCGAGGCGGGCGAGCTGCACCTGGAGGTGCTGGAGCTGGGCGAAGTCGCCCTGGATGCCGGCCACGTCACCACCCCCGGGCGCGCGGGGCGCCGGAGACGAGCCGCGAGGAGCCGTCGAGGCCTTCGGCCATGGTGGGCTGGACGACGAAGGGTCCGCCCACGCTGCCCACCGAGGCGTCGGTCAGCGCCGGCGTGATGCGGCCGGCCGCGACGCCCTGGAACCAGGCGATGGCGTCCTTGTAGCGGTCCCGGAGGTTGGGGTCGGACCCCGTCTCCGGGTTGTAGCCGCGCACCGAGAGCAGCGAGTAGGCGGCGACCTTGCAGACGGCCTCCACCAGGTCGACGCTCGGGGTGGCGATGGGCAGGGTGAACTTGCCCCGCAGGTAGCCGTCGGCGAGCGTGGAGGCCGCGTCCAGCGCCTTCTGCTGGTCGCCTGACGAGATGCTGGAGATGGCCCCTGCGGGCACCCCCAGCGTCGTCAGGTCGGTCAGCGTGGCGTAGCTCGACACGGCGTCCCCCGCCTACTTCTTGCCCTTGCCGCCCGACTTCGCGGCGACGGCCTGCTCCTCGGCCTCGAGGGCGGCCAGCTCGGACGCCTCGGGCCAGCCGGCCACGACGGAGATGGGCAGGCCCAGCGCCGCGTCGGCCTCGACGGCGGCCTGCTCGGACGCCGTCAGCTCGACCAGGTTCTCGCCGGGGCTGAAGTGCTTCCCGGCGGACCAGAAGCCGTTGAAGCCCTCGCGGGCCACCACCGTCACCGTCGCCTTGCTCGTGTCGCTCATGGGGATCTCAGGGGTCAGGAGGGAAGGAGCGACGGCGACCGGGCCGGAGGGAGATGCAGCCCGGCCGCCGTCAGAGGCCGCTAGGCCTCGGACCGGATCATCAGGAACGGCAGCGTGAAGCCGGCGTTGCCGCGGGAGTCGACCCCGAAGACGAACTTCTTCCGGCGGAAGAGCTCGGGGTCGCTCGGGTTGGTGAAGGGGATGAGCTCGGGCGACTTGCGGAGCTGGAACACCAGCGGCTTGACCGCCTTGGTGGTGTCCGCGAGGTACCAGACGGTGCCCTCGTTGGCGAGCTGCGGGACGACCAGGAGCTCGGCCGAGCCCTTGAGGGTGTTGCTCTGGACGGCCGAGGCCGCGTTCATGCCGACGGCGGCAGCCGGGGCGATGAAGTCGGCGTTGAGGATCTGCCGGCCGGCCTGCTCGAGCTGGGGCGGGACGATGAGCAGGTTCGGGAGGACGTTGAGGGTCTTCCCGTCGCGGCCCTTGAAGGCCATCATCGCGGCCCGCGCGGCCAGGTAGTTGGCCGCGGTGAGCGCCGAGGTGGTCAGCAGGTTGGAGTACGTCCCCGCCGCCGTGTTCTCCGGGTTCACCGGGTGGCTGGCGTTGAAGTACGGCTGGCCGTCGAAGCAGGTGTTGCTGGCCGCCTTGCCGGCCTGCAGCGTGTCGGCCGCCAGGTAGTCCGGCCAGAGCTTGGCCTGGGCGCCCATCGAGGAGACCAGCGGCGTGTAGACGCCGAGCTGGTCGTCGAGGACGTCGTTGCGGTCCACCTCGACGGTGAGCTCGAAGTCCTTGTTGGCGATCGAGACGCCGCGGGCGATGGCGTTCTGCACCTGGCGCTCGCCGATCCACTCGCGCATGGCGGGGAGGCGGTCCATCCAGGCGTAGCGGTTCTCGCGGCCGCTGGACGGGACGTCCGTGGCGACCTTCGAGTACCAGCTCTGCTGGCTCTCGTAGGAGCCCTGGAAGAGCGTGGAGAAGGAGTAGAAGATCGCGTCGATGACTGCCGGGGTGATCTGCATGGCGTGTTCCTCTCAGGCGCCCGCGGGCGCTAGTTGATCTCGACGAGGGCGCC